ATCTTAGCTTCTACTTCAGGCGCAGCAGGACTCTCGTTGCCCTCAGGTTGATCAAAGCTCACATCCGTGGCTTTTTCTCCCTCCCCAAGGTCAAATTCAAGTTGCGAATCGTTCATCACTTGTGTCATATGCTTCCTTACATGTGCAGAATGTCTTCTGGGTCCTTAACACGGGCCAGAATCTCGTCATCATTGAGAATGCGGATCTCTCCACCATCAATGCCCATACGTGCGCCTGCGTAACGACCAAAAACGATCCAATCGCCTTCTTTACACCAAGGACCGTCCGGAAACTTGTCGGTGTCTTTGTAAGCAAGTGGGCCAACGGCCAAAACGTATGCGCAAGTGGTAGTGAGTTGCTGTCGTTCCAAGGCTTGCTCAGGAAGTTCAATCCCGCCCTTGGTTTTCTTAGCGCCTCTATAGGGCAAAACAACAATCCGCCAACCTGTCGGCTGTGGAAGGTGTTCCCTGATGTTTTCCATGCGTTGCTCTTCTTCTGCTTCTTCTACAGCAGCAGCCTCCGCAGCAGCGACCTCAGCGGCAGCTTTTTCCACCGCGGCCTCCGCCCAACGCTTCTCTAATGCAGTCATTTCCATCTGTTTGGTCCTTTAAAGATCAGAGTTCTTGCTCAAGACATCCTGTATGGCTTCCTGAACAAACGCATAACCCTCTAACCGGCCCATCAAATGTTTGTACTGCTCCATCGATTTGACATTGCCGCTGCTAACGAAGTCTTTAGTTTCGTTTTCAAGCTTGCGAATGGCAAATATGACTTTTTCTGCAAATTCAAGCATGGATAACTCCAATGAAGCAGACAGATAGACCCCTGTCCGAAGGTTACGTGCATATTATGCACAGATTTACGCTATTTTTACCTTCTTAAAGGCATCTTTGCGATAAACATACGTGACACGTGGGTCATTTTGTGGTGTTTTTACCTTTTTTGGCGCCCCGGACATCTCCTTGGGCGCTTTTTTAGCGGTTTTTGTTACTTTGGCTTGCATTTCTTGCTCCTAGTTGGGCATTTTTAATTGCATCTTGCGAATTTTTCTGCGCAGCAACCTGTTGTTGCAGTGCCAAACGGGCTTGATCAAACTGAACATCAGATTGTTCCTTCTGCTGATCAAGGCCCAAGCGCTGTTGGTCCACATTCAAGCGCGCCTGCTCGATCTGAGCCTTGGCTTGGTCGCGTTGGGCGCCTTGTTCAAGCTCTTTTTCCTTCAATTTGACCAAAGGATCATCCTGTGGGCCCGACATATCCGTCTGGAGCTTCTTAACTTCCTGATAACCCTGTGCAACCTTCATCGCAACCATCGCTTCACGCTGCAAAGCAGACACCAAGCCCTCAGGATCAGTGCCGTATTGACGGAACAACTCGGCTTCCACCTCTTCTTCCGCCTTCAACCGGATGTGCTCAAAGATGTGCTTCTGCAAATTGATCGCCACATTGGGCATTGACTGCATCATCGGGCTCATGCCAAACATAATGTGCGCCATGATGTGCGCATCGTGCTGCTGACCAGCAAAAGCCTTCAGTGGTGAGCCATCCAGTGCCTGTGCGTTCTCGCTTGCAGGATCCTTTGGCTTGTCCACGTTCTGTGTGTTCAAAATCTGATCGATATCCCGCACACCAATGGCTTCATACATGCGGCGGTAAGCCTCATACATGTTGTGCATCTGCGGTGCGCTCTGAGCCAGTTGCAACTGCGTCTGCGCCATCGTGATACGCTGGGCAACAGAGAAGATGTTGGGGTCAGAAACAGGCAGAACATCGATGCGGTCATCAAAGTCACGCTTCTTAATCCTGCGGCTCTCACCGGGAACATCGTATGGATATTCGTCAGGCAAGAACTCCGAGAAACCCTTGGCCAACAACTGAAATTCCATGCGCTGGCTGTAATGCAAACGCTTGTGAATAGAAGACATCACCGCACTGCCTTTTTCAAGCAACGCAATCGTCGTTCCCACAGCAGCATTCTGGTTGCTGTCACCAACTTGCATGTCCGTAATGCTTGCCAAACGGCGGCCAGCATCTACGCAGAAACCAAGCAGCGCAAACAGCGTCTGGCTAGGCTCCTTGTATGGCAATGGCAAGAGCGATGCAGACAACTCTGCCCCACCAGCGTCCATATCCCTGAACTCACCGGGCGAGAGCGGCGTATCGTCGTTCGCAATGCGCGCACCCTTGGCCTTAAAGCCTGCTGGCAAGTTAGCAAGTGTTCCTGCATCCACCAATTGCTGCAATGCAGAAGTAGCTGTCTTTGTCAGACCGCCAACTAAATGCAAAAAGCCCAAGCCATAAGCACCGGGGCCCTGCACCAACAAATAATGCACGTAGTACTGCTTGCGCGCAAACAGAGGATCGCCTTCTTTCCAGTTGCGGCGCACACCCACAACAGACTGAGAGATCTCGTCAATCGTGACGATGTATGGCAGCTTAATTCCTGTCTCTTCGCCGTCTTCATCCTTGTGCTCAAAGCCCCTGATGTCCAAATCAACCAAGAACTCCAGCAAACAGATCTCTTCTTCCACACCAGTAGGATCAACACCCGTTGTGCGGTCTGTTTCCTTCTTGATAATGCTCTGGCCTGTCTCAGCCGCAGTCGTCATCTGCGCTGTATCCAAATACTGACCACGGATCACTGCTTTGCGGTAATCGTTGGTGGACATCGGAACGCGGTGCGTGATGCGCTGGCACTCGCTCATCACAGAAGAACCCGTGTAGGGGATGTACAAGTTATCAGGCAACACCAAAGCGCTCACCATGCGGCCCTTGGTCTCGTCAAAGTACACCTTCTTAAACGCAGAGCCACCAAAGCCCACATAGAACAGCAACTGATCAAAGTCAGGTGTGTACTCTTCCATCACCGTAGTGATCTGGTAGTTCATGAAGTCCTTGACGCGGTCCGCTTGCATCAACTTCTCACGTGTCTCTTTGCCCAGCACCTGCGTGCGCACAGGACCGCCCGCTGGCATCAATTCCTTCAATGCTTGTGACTGGAATTGAACAATACTCTCTGTCAAAAGTGGATGCTGCACGCCGCACGCGCCCTTGAACGGCTTGGTGCGCTCTTCAAACGTGAAGCCCAGCATCTTCATGCCCTTGCTGTACTGCTCTTCCCACTCCTTGCGAGAAGATTTGTCAGCATCAAACAACGACATCAAGTCAGAAGAGATAAGCTGCAAGACGTCTGGCTCAATGACCTCGGCTAGATTGCTGTCATAAGCAATATCGTCTTCCTCTGCACCAATGTTGACCAGTACACCGCCTGTTTCTGTATCAAACTCAATGTCAATCTCTGAGGGCAGCTCGTCTTCCATCTCCACGGCGACATCGCCACTTGGCAAGTCGTCGATTGTCATGTTCTTTTCAATTGGCATGTTATGTCCTTACAGATATCTGCGGTTATCGTCGGTGTTGCGTTCAACCATTCCACCCTTGTTGAATGGAATGCCCTTCTCTAAGACTTTGGTTGCAGTCTCTGGTGACCACACCACGCCCCAAACAGTTGGCGAATCTCCATTTGGATTTGGCAGTGTAATAGGTTTAATCTCAAATCCCGCTTTTTCCCCACCTAAATCTTTTACGGCTTGTTTTAAGTTTGGTAAAAGTTTTTCGTACAGTTTTGGTTTAGCTGACTCTTTTCCGGGGAATGTAACAAAGTCTTGGCCTGCACGTATGGAAGACTGTATCGCATTTTTAATCAACAGTTGCATCCTCACTGTAGGATTTTTCTCAAAATCAGCAAAGGGCTGTTCCAAAGAATACTTGCCCGGTGCCGTCAATGAAATTCGTCTTTCCAGTGCATCAATCCGTTTATCCAACTTTGTTTTTTCTATCTGTTGGGTAGGATCAAGTTCATCAACTCCTGCAAGCTTACTCTTCAACGTCGCTAATTCTGCTTGATCTTTTTCTAACGTACCGCCTTTAGGTCCAAGTTCTCTTATGTCCCTAGAAAGGTCTGATTGCAATTCATGTACGTGACGACCATTTAACTGCTGGCCATTTAAGTCAACAGTATGCTCGGTATATCGAGAAAAACCAATCGGCATATTATCGCCACCGGTAACGCTACGGTGTCTGCCTCCGTATCCGGTGTAGGGCTGAACAGCGTCTTCTAGTCTTGAGGTGTCTTCTCTTAGTTTTTGTTGAACCCTATTCAAAGCGGCTTTAATTCCATCCTCAAGAGGCAGAGCACTTTCTCTTACCTGCGCCGCCAATACGTCATCACTAATAGGGAGTAAGGCGACGCTATTTTTATGGGGTTTCAAAATGCCATAGTTCCCTACCTCTGGCGCATCAAACAAGCCGTGTCTTGTCATGAACCCCGTAACATCTATGGGTTCGCCTCCCAATGCAACTAATTTATCCGAACCTTTTTGCAGTAACTCCTGCAATAACTTGGGCTCTTCTAGTACTCTTGCGTTGCTTGTGGCTACTTGTTTTTGTACACCATCTGGCAAGTTTGCGGTGGCTGCTGCTGCACGACGATCAAGTTCGGCAAAATAATTAAATCCATTCTCCTTGTATGAAAGTGGATAGCGAAGTAAATTGTTAATATCTTTTAATTCGTTTTGCATCTTGCCAAAACGTTCGTAGGTGGGAAGAGCACTTTCAAGTCTCTGTTTCAGCTGCCCCAACTCCGGTATCTTTGCAGCAAGCGGACTGCTTTCTATGAACAAATTTATGTTCTTAATCTTTTCAGGACTGGCTGATCCATAAAGCACATCTGTCAATCCTTTTTTCAAATTTGCAATTTCTTGCATGTCAGAAAGCATTTCAGGCGTTTCTTTCAAATACAGATTCATTGCTCCTGCAATTGGTTTACTGCCCCTAAAGATATTATCGCTATCGTCATACATGGACCCGGGCGAAGGAAGATCCGCTGAACGATAACGGCTTGGCGAATACGTATTTGCCAACGCTTGCTGCAATGCAGCAGGAGTTACTTTGTCTTTGGGGCCCAATCCAGCTAACGCTTCTTCAAGGCGCGCAACTTCATACTCACGGAACTTGCCCTTGACCTGATTGATCAACTGCTCCTTCTGTGCAGGCCCCTTCATCCCCGCAGCAAATTCATCCAAGCGTCCAACAAATGGAAACTCTGCACTAATCTGCACTGGTGGTTCAACATAAGGTGGGGGTGCAGGCAACTGCGTTGCAGGTTGTGTAATTGCAACAGGGCGCGGACGTCCTGCAGCCTCTTCAAACAAGCGTAATTGCTCTTGCGCATCCGCAGGCAACCTTGCAATGTTCTGTTCTGCACGCAAAAGCGAAGGCACAGGAGCAACGGACCCGGGCAATCTACCCGCTGCCACGTCTGCTGCAATCTGTTGTTGATTAACGCCAGCAAGATTGTCAAAAATTGCATTGACTACAGCTTGATTATCTTGTGCGGGCGCAGTATTCTGATTTCTTAGTTGATTTTGTGCTTGCTGATGCCACTGTGAAAACTCCGTAGCCATTTGTGGCGTAACCTCAGGTGCATCTATGCGCTGGCCCGTCATTAAGTCGGTCATTCCGGGCTTCTCGGATTTGTATCCTGCTTTAAAACCGGCCAACGCCTCCGCTGCCTTGCCCTTCAAAGCCTGCGCACCTTCAATAATTTTGCCGGGAGCCAACACCCCAGCACTTACTTGGCCAAGCGTATGGAATCCTTTGAGCGTTGGATCAGTGGGCGTAGGGTTACGAATACCCGCTTTCGTAGCTTTTTCTTTTAAATACTCACTGCCCATAACAGGCTTTTCATTTTTGTATCCAAAAGGACGCATTGCCATGGTTGTCAAATCAACAGGCAAGCCAGCAAGATCATATGGCACGTCTGACGCACCATAAAGAATGGCTGGATACGCCTCTCCAGACTTCAACGCCTTAGAAATATTGCCAGACCTACGACCAATACCCGACTTCTGCGCAATAAAAGCAGGAGTACTTGCCGCTGCTATCTCTTCCGCTGTCGGTTCTGCATCGCCACCGTTTGCACGATTAACAGGAATACGGATATTGACTTCCGGGCCCTTACTGCCTATATAGGCCCTGCCCAATTCCCCAGCCAAATCACGTGGGCTAAAACCCTTGGTCACAAATTCCGTCAGAGCATTCTTGGCAGACTTGACAAGCTTTTCGCCCGTGCCCATCTTCTCGTACTCCGCGACCCTTGGTCCGTGGAAATCGTACCTGTCTGTAATCACAGTGGAGCCATCCGGCAACTGCTTGTACTGAAAACCACCCAGCGTATTCCGAATGTCCACGTAGCCCGGGCCGACCGTGCTGGCATCAGGGTAATCTTGATAATCTACACGGCCCTTACCGCCTCGCGCCTGACTTCTCTTGACCGCATCCAGCATGGCCAACTGCTCTTTAGCAGTAAAGTCTTTTTCAGTAATAGGTGTGCGCCGGCCCGTCATAACGTCTACAAAAGTTCTAGACGCTGCATCAAAGAAGGGCTCGTCTTTGCGCTCTGTGGGCTCCACTTTTACATCACCACCGTCCGCAAATCGCTTTTCATACCGCAAATTCAACTGCGGCGAACCCATTGTTCCACGTGGAACATTTAAGTTGGCATTAAACTGACCACCCTCAACAGGGCGGTTATACCCCAGTGAGTACCCTTGACTACCATGCATCCCCGCCGATACACGGCCCTCGCCAAGTGGCATCGATCCAACAAGGTTTGCCATGGCAGGGAAACCCTCAGGCTTGACAATATTTGCATTGATCCCCAAACCCTCAGGGTCCTGCTGCGTGTACGCCAACATCAAAGCACGCGCCGTCTGCATCTTCTCATCTTTGCTCATGTTGGCCATGTTCAAACCAGCAATCAATGAGCCTTCCCCAGCCTTTTTGCTCGCACCAAGCATCACGGAATCTGTTGTCGTTCCGCGGTCCTTCATCCGATTGACATTGCTAAAGTAATTAATGTCATCAGGACGCTTCTTGTCCTCAACTTCCCCGCCCTCATTCATCATGATGGGCTTTACGCTCAAATCAAGCGATGCCAAATAATTGACAGGCTTGTAATCCCGCAGCAATTTCTCAGCTTCCGTTTCCTTGTTCTCATCAAAAGCTTTATCGTCCTCCGCATCCTGCGCATCAGCCAAGGCAGCCAAAGCAAAAGCCGCTTTATAGCTTGCCGGCATGTTGGCCATGTCCAACTTTGCTACAGTGGTTGCTTTTGCAGGAGTAGTCTGAGGGGCTTCAGCCATCGGAGGCAGGGACGCGGGCAACGGTTCACGCTCTTTTTTCGCCACTGTTTCACGTGAAACATCCTTGCCAAGAAAACCCTTGACGCGCTGAACATACGTCCTCGTTTCATCCGGCAGTTTCTTTGGATCAGCACCAGAAGCAATCCATTTGTCCGTGGATCCCGGGCCCCAGTTATACGCAATCAAAGCCTTCTCAGTATCCCCATACTTTTGCGTCATGGCCTGCAAATAATCCACGCCAACCCTTGCAATTTCGTCAGGAGATGCGTCTTTTGCAGGGATAACACCAAAACCGGGATCCTTGATCGTCTTAGGCATCACCTGCATTTCACCCAAAGCACCCTTGGGGCTGGTGGTCAGAGTTTTGCCGTCATCCTTGTACCGCTTGCCACGGCTTTCCGCTTGCTTGACAGCAGCAACTAACTCTTCAAATGTCTGTTGGGCATTGCTTTGAGCGGCCATGGTCCGAGGTCCTTGTCAAATATTTAAGCCATTTTATGCGGCATTTCAATAATACTCAACAGGAGATGTGTCCGGCTCCGTATCATC